TTTCACTAACAGTCAAAAAACCAGCAAGTGCTTGGTAAGTGTTGCTGTTGTAAGTTAAATTAGTAGCGCAGTTGCTGATATAATAAGTTGTGCCATTAAGAGTAAGGTCAATGAGCACACCATGTGTAATATCATTATCACTGGCTACTTCTGTGATTGTTGTGGTCATAGAATCTCCTCAATCAACTCAAAGTCTCCGGTAAATTCTATCAAATCTTTGTTGACGAATCTGTAAGTAGGTAATCTTACAATCTTTACAAAAAATCTACATGCACCGCCACCGCCTAACATTAATGTGCCGGCACTGGAACCACCTAAATATCCACGGTGTATGGGGATGGCCACTGCGTGTCCAGCGGTGCTTATACCAGCGCCATCAAATGTTATTGCGCCTGCTGTATTAGCACTACTACTGACAATGGTAATTTGTGTGGCACTGTCAACGCTCTTAATATAAGTTAAACCACCGAAACTACCTGTGTTGCTGCCTGATTCAGTAAGCACTTGTCCTACACTTAAATTTGCTATACTGCTTAGACCTGTGACAGTTGTTTCTGTTGCTGTGCCGCTGATAGATCCGGTATATCCAGTTATTGCTGTGGGCACCGGAATATCTGCTGCGGCTTGATAAGGATATGAATCGCCGCTGGGTCTAATCCAATCATTTTTACGCACAATAAAATCATTGGCTGCCGGCAGGCCTGCTGTAGCACCTTCTGTGACAAATATTGCTGTGCTGTTGCCGCTGCTAAAAACATAATTATCTATCACTCTATTGCCGTTGTCATCATCGTCGCCCAAATAACGAGTCATCCATTCTAAACGCAAATTACCTTCTGTTTGCACACGAGCATAAAGTGTAGTGCTGCTGACAGTTTGAGTGCGATCTAATTTCCAAACACTAGTAGCACCAAAGCCGGATATTTTTGCTACAATAAATCCTAATAAATTTGTTCTGCCGCTGTTGCTGTAAACAGCATCACCTACTGCTAGTGCGCCTGCGGCCAATGCTGTAACTGTCATAATTGTGCCAGCAATACTGCCTGTAAATTCGGTATTATAATTAGGTCTAATTAGACCATAATCACCGAATATGATGGTGTGAGTTTGATTTCTATCTCGCGTATACAAATCTTCAATCAAATCACGCATTTTGTTATATTCCCAAATAGGTTTAGGTGTTACTGTAAATCTATAAGGATTAGTCCAGTTTCTTGCGGCAGTTAGTATTTTGCCACTGCGACTAACGCTTTGTGCCACTAGTTTTGTGCGGTTTATTTCTAGATTTACCGCTGTATCAATAATCTTTTGTAGACTCATCTACGGCTCCTTGAAGGTAGTTGGCGTCGGCCTTGTTCAGTGACATTGAATATAAATTCTGGATCACGAGCAACTAAACTGCGGAAACTTGAAGCGTCAACTGCTTGGATATTATAGTTAACATTGGTAGTCAAGATCTGCGGTGGCGCAGCGGCAGTTAGTTTATTATTGGGTATGATCTTGCCAGTGTTCTGTGGCACAAATAATTCTGGGCCACGCTCACCAACAACATATGGTGTGCCTGCTGTAACAGGACCACCTGCTGCACGACCGCCACCGAATAAACTACCAAAGAAATTGCCAATTGGACTGCCTGACATGCCAGTCAATATGCCCATTAGCAATCTGTTGGCACTGGCTCTAACTGCTTGTGCAATTAGGTCATTAAACAAACTGCGGAAACTTAATTTGCCAGTTTGAACAAATCGAACAATGCTGTCTTCAAATCCTCTAGTTACTGTGGAGAATGCATCAGCAGCAATTTCGGCATCTGTCTTTAAATTATTACGCCACTTGGTAAATGCATCTTGCCAACCTTTAACAAAGTTGTCTTGATTAACAAGTTCTAATTGATAATTGCTTTCAATGGCAGCACGGCGTTGAGCATAAAGATCGTTGATTTCTTGTTCTCTACGCAGTCTTTCTTCATAAGGCAAGTTTTGAATATCAGCAATTTGTTTGAGTGCTGTCAGTCTCTGCTGTTCTAAGTCAAATATCTTACGAATAGTATCTTGGTCAGTGCCACGCAATAAAGCAATGCTGCGCTCCAATTGGTCACGCTGTTCTGCTAGAGCAAGGCCTTCCTTTTGGGCACGCACTTGTTCATAGGCTGAGCGTATGGCCTGATCAATTTGTGTTTGGAAAGCAGCAATTTCTCTAGCAATCTCTGCTCGCTCTTCTTCAAGTGCAATTAGATTTCGTGCTTCCTGTTGTTGACGACGATAAGCATCCAATTGATCCATGGTGATCATAAAGATATCTAGTTCACTTTGTTTAAGTTGTTCTAGATTCTTTAATTCCTTGTTGATCAATGCTAGAGTAGCACCTTTGGCTGTTTTCTTTTTGTCTTCTAGTGCGGCTGCTTGATCAGCATAGCGTTTTTCAATTTCGCCAGTGCCTTTGATAATTTCTTGTTCACGCTGACTTAGACCCAACAATTCAACTTGTTGTTGATAACGATCCATATTGGCCTGCGCTGATCGGCGATAGCCTTCAGTCATGTTATTGATGGTATCTAATTGGGCTCGGAGTTCTTTGCCCATTTCAACTGTGCGTGTTGAGGGTGGCTCAGGCGTAGCAGGTGCAGCAGTGGGCGCGGCTTCTCCGCCACCTAGGCCTATTGCAGCAGCAACACCGCCGGCGATACCTGCCAACAATCCACCTACACCGCGTAGCAATTTCATTACGCTGCTCATTGGTGCAAACATATTTTCGTTAATTGCACCTTTAAAGTTTTTAATCACGCTTAATAGTGATGTAAAGCCGCGACCAATAGTGCCAATTACACGCACAATTAGGCCAAAGCCAGTAAATGCAAATGCTGCCGCTAGTGCAATACCAATCATTCGCAATATGCTGACTAATTGTTCCATTTGCTGTTGACTGCCAGCCAAACTATTGATAAAGCCTAGGATAGGTTCAATGACCTTAAGGAATGCCATGCGTAAATTGTTGATAGCAGTTTCATATTGGCCTACTAATGCAGCACTTTGTCTAGCAGCAGCTTCTTGTTCAGCAAATTTACCACGCAAAGTTTCCAATTGTGTAACTAACTCTTTTGGATTGACCGTCATCATTGATTTGCCAAATACCTGCAATGCTACATTGGCTCTGTCAGCCGGATCAGGAATCTTTAATAGGCCTGCAACAGCACTATCAAACAATGTCATTACATTTTGATTGCCCAATTGGTTTAATTTAATGCCTAATCTATCAAAAGTTTCTTGAGCACGATCACTGCCACCGGCTGCTTCGCCTATAGTCTTGTAAAACTCTGTAATTAGTTTTCCAGCATTGGCACTTTCACCACCCGCGGCTTGCAGGGCAATTTGCAGTTCCATGATCTTGCCCACTGAAAATTCAGTAGAATCCGCGAGATCAACTATAGCATCACTAGTGGCTAATGCATTTTTAGTCAATGCTACTAGGCCAAGTCCAACTATAGCACCACTTAATTTGGCAAATTGTCCGCGCACTCGTTCAGTAGTTTGATTCAACCTATCAAAAGCGCCGCTGGCCTGTGTAGCAGCACTTTGTGCATCAGCAGCAAACTTTTTAGTAGCATCATCGCTATTCTTAATAGCACGAAGATAACCTTGGTTATCTAATTCTAGCGTAACTTTTAAATTTGCCATTATCTTATCTTCCTAGTTAGGTCATCAAGCCTTTTGGCCCAATACTCTTGTGTGGGTTCTACCATACCGCGAGGTGCTTGATTACTGGCGCCTTTGTCTAATCTTTCAGCATAGGGATAGTCTGCATTTATTTTATTGCCTTGCAGTTTAGTGTTAGACCTAGCACGACCAGTTCGGCGTGGTGTTTCTCGGACAAAGAAGTCATAACCATCTCGAACAAGTTGTTCAGCAATGTCTGCTGCACTGTCAAACATCTTATCAGTAGATCTAAGATTAGTGGTTATTCTCATCACGAGTCCTCTTTATCATGTCTAACATCTGGTCTTGCTTTAGGTTGGGTGCGGGCTTTTTACCATCTGCTAGGTCTCGTTGATAATTTTCAAAACCTAAAGCCACATCCATAATCACTAAATCAAATGTTGAAGCACGGTCTAAAACTTCACTGGGTAATAAACTATAGCGTTTGGCCATGGCATCAATGGCCACTATCATGTTTAACTCAATGCTTTTAGGATCCAGTGCTTCATCAGTTACTTTCCCAGTGTTTCTACTACCTTAGCAATTACGCGAGTTAAAATATTGCTGGGCAGCAGATAGCCATCTTTGACTATTGGTGTTCCATCTTCATCTAAGATTAATTTGTTAACTGTTTCTACCATGTCGCCAAAGTCTTCGGCACGAATAGTAGCCATCTTAACAAATACATCCATAGGTGTGCGATCCCAAATCCAGAACTCTAAAGGCTCACCAAATTCTTTAATGGTTTCCTCATCAGCAAGTTCTACTTTGACTAATTCGGGTCGTTTACTTAATTGTGTTAATTTCATCTTTATTGCTCCTCTAATCTTTGTTGCAAGTGATGTATTGCTGCCAATACAAACTTTAATCTTATGTCCGCTTGATTCAAATCGCCGCGGGCACATTTTAATTCATGAATAGCCTTTGCGGTTTCTGCCACAATGCTAAGGTATAACTCTTCTGTAGTTTTGTCTTCAAACATCATATCTTCATATCCTCAAATCGTATATAATACTTATCAAAAGAAAAGGGCAGATAAACTGCCCTGATCTCAATCACATGGATGATTAACTTACAACGCCGTTTTGAACAGTGAAGTTACCAGTTACAGTGATAGTAAATGGACTAACCCAAACAGGAGCATCCGCCGATAGGGCAGGTGCGCTGTTAGTTAGGTAGCCTTGACCAATGACATAAACATCATTGGCACCATCTTCGGCAAACTTGAACTCAAAGTTAACTAATTGCTTGTTACGAGCAAGTCCAAATACGCCTTGGGCTATTGCTGTATCACCTAATGCGCCGCCATAAGTGCCGGCCACTGCGGTGCCAAAGAATGTTGCACGATCAACAACTAAATTGCCTTCAATACTGTTTGTGGCAGTAGTAGGAATTTGTTTCTTTGATCCAGCATCCAATTGGCTCCAAGTGAATACATCGATTGCTTGGTTGATAGTGATATCTTGTAGTGCTGGAATGGTCAGCGCATCTGTTTTATTAGTTGCGTCAACAGTTCCTTCAGTTGCTGCTTCCCAAACTTTAAGCACAACCTGTTGTGTAGCACTACCGGGGGTTGGATTGATATAAGCCATTGCTTACTCCTTATGCTATTGTATAGAATCTATACTCAAACTCATACAGAACACGATCATCTTCTATCGTTACGATATAGTCAAATTCGCGTCTATGTGGTCCGGTAATGGTAGTGATATCTTTAGCACTACCTAGTGTTGTAATTGCTGCGTCTAAATCAGCGTTTCTGTTCTTGGCATCAACAACTAAGAATGCTCTTACATAGGTAATTTTCTCATTTATATTACAACCATTTAAGGTTCCATACAAACGAGTTTGCTCTGTAAAAGGCTCGTCCAAGTAAACGCGGCGCATATTGCGTTGATACAAAGGATTATTACCTTCCTCATATGGCAACTCCTGACTGGTTTTAATTGTGCCAGTTAGGTTTGCTGTAAGATAAGTTAATAATTCTGTTCTCATCGTATACGCTGCCTATTCATCTTGCTGGGAAACTTTTCAGTTTTCTCAATTGTTGCGTCATTATCAAAGTCATACCAGTCACCGCTTTCAATCAATTCCGGAAATAACTTGTTGTATTGATCCGTAAAGAATTTGATTTTTGCCAGTTCGGCACTTTCTGCATTGCCAAAGTCTGCTACACTTGGGTAAATGTATTCATACAAAGCAAAGTAGATATTCAAATCCTTAAATTCTTGCTCACGACTCTTGATTAAACTGGGATTG